TTATCATCAAAATCTGTGGCTGCAAAATTAGAATTTGTTATTGATGAGAAATTATCTAGTAAGATTATATCTTGTGCAGATATGCCGTGATCTCCACTAAAAGTTATTGTAACAGACGTCGATCCGTTGGTCGTGGTAAATGCGCTTGTAAGCGTTGTCGTAGATTTAATAGGATGTATATCATAATATACTCCACCAGAAAATGCGTATAGAATTCTGTTTGTGCCGATGATCGCATACTTTCTGGCTTTACTATTTACAAAATGATGAAGTCCTCTACCTGCACCGGTCAAAGCATCATCGCCTAATTGTTTCCAACCACCTATCTTTTCTGGAATGCCATAACGAAACCTGACATTATCACAGTCTGTCCATTGACCCTCTGCTCCAGTATCAGTTATTTGTTTATTTATACCTGGTTGAAAACCTATTTTTTGTAGCATATAACCTCATTGTATTACATGTTCCTTATTGGTGGAACACCTAACATTGGCCTTTTGTCGA